CAGCGCGGCGACTTTCTTGAGCTTCAGTTCAATCTGGCGGAACTTGGGTTTGCTCGCGGTTTTCTGCGCGGCTTCGGCTAACCAGTAGCCCTGAACGCCGCCCATGCGTGAACCGTCTGCGCGGGAAGTTTCGTCAATCGCGTTGATAGTCAGGCTGTTGCCCGAAACGCGAATCGGATTGAAGTGGGACAGTACGGAGCCAACGCCCCACATGTTCTGGAAAATCCCGGATGCAATCTGCGGGGGCAGCAGGTACCCGCCCTGGCTGGGCTGCGCCTCATTTAGCCCCGTCGCTTTGAAAGCTGACAGCCGCGGCTCTTCCTGTCCAGGATACATGCCAGCCATCTTTACAGCCTGAAAGAACTCGGCTGCGGTAAACGGCTTCGCTTTGAGTGAGCGGTCGGTTTCATCTTCGGTGACTTCGACGTACCCGCCCTTTACTTTCGGCTGCGCGTCGTTGTAAGCCTTTACGGCTTCGGCGGCAGTCTGTTTGATAATCGCCTCGATATCAATCTGGGGCGATGTCTTTAATTCATCAGCCATGATTTCCTCCTCATGGATAGTTTCCAGAACGGGCTCATCTGCCTCGTCTGGATAAATTGACTTTATGGGAATTGCGGAATTGCGATACTCGGCCGGCGATTTCGTCAGCGTTGCCTCAGCCAGCGGCCATGTCTCGATTTTCGTGCCACCCGCGCCCGCACTCTTGCTCACAAGCGAACCGCCCGCCTGACTTGACCAGCCCAGCTTCCCAGCTTCAGCCAGCTTGTAAATCATTTGTTCGTATTCGTCCCGGAGTTCAAGTTGCCCCTCGAACCATAGCCCGACATCATCGGTTTTCAGGATTGTCCCCTTGCCGATTTTCCGGCTTTTGATAACCGGATCGTAGCCGTGTTCGTAGTAGATAGGCAGGTTCGCGCCAATCTCAACGCCCAGGTCGGTATCCGGCGTGAAGTAATCGCCGTCCAGGTCTACATCGCCGGGTTGCCCCCAACGAACCAGATACCCGCCAACCTTGCCGCTTCCGAGTGCTTTTACCGCGTCCCCAAAATAAACCAGTGTGTCTTTTTCCATGACACCTCCCTTAACGACAAAAAGCCAAATAGAACGCTCAATTGCGTTTATTCGGCTTCAGAACCCTCTGACCACCCGGTCACCCGCTGCAGCACCCGCCGCCCACGAACAACCTGTATTCAGTTGTCTGACTAACTAATCCTCGCTCACCTCGCGCTGTAAAGCGTCCGTGATGCGTGTGATTACCTCATCCCCGTGTTGTTCGATTACATCCTGAACCGTTACCCAACCTGTCTGCTGGTGATATTGCGTCTGCTTTTCAGCATCCTGCACCAGCCGGGCGTAAGGAACGCTCGTGCCAATCGTCGCGCCCCAACCGGAGTTCGTGCTTCTCACAGTCCAGGATTGCCCCAACTTGTGCGATTGCACCGCTGCCCCGCGAATATACGGGACGGTTATGTTTCCAGCTTTCAAGTGGTAAAAGAACCCTGCCCGCATTTTCTGAGCTTGCGGACTTTTCCCGTAAAGCAGCGGATTTTTGCCGCGCCTCACTCCGGGATATTGTTTGATAAACCCTTGTAAATAAATTGCGCTTTGATGGACTTGCGCCTTGACGCGCTTCATGCTTTCCAAAGACTTGAGCTTTTTCAGCAAGTCTTCCATGCCCTCGATGCGAATTTTATAATTCGTGTTTGTCATGGTTTTACATTGTCCGCGTAATCGTAAATCACCCAGCACCGACAGCGCGGATGCGCCGGCGGGAACATATTGTCCTGAATCGGTTTGCCGTGTCGTGGACCGCATAGCGGGCACACGCGTTCATCGTTGGAAGTCTGCCAAATCGGGACCATCTGCACGCCGCTCTCGCGGTTCAGCGCGTCCATGATTGCGCGTTCACCTTCCACCGATGCGCGGGTTGTTTCTGTCACGGCAATCATCTCCGCGCGTACTTTGCCATAAGTGCTTTCCAGCGCGTTGTATAAATCGCCCATGCTCCACCCGTCCGTGTAGAAGCGGGGGATGATTTCCTGCAAGGCACGCCTGGAAACGTCCGTGATGCCGTGGACCAATTCGTAGGTGTATTGACTTGCCCAGCGCACGGCGTTCGTGTTTATCAGCGTCCAATCAACCCCGATGCTGATTGTGTCAAGCATTGCCGCCGCTTGCTGAACAAAAGTCTCGACCAACACCGGCTCGATAGCTGATTGAAGCGAACGGCTGGCGTTCTGCCAGTATTCGTCATTCACGCGGGACAGGTCGGGCGGGTCACCCAGCAAGCGCAAGAGCTTATCCAATTCAGCGCGTTGGTTGGATGTAATCACCCGTGCCAGCTTGCGCTCAAGAGCCGCGCGGTTCAGCGGTATCAGCTTCACGAACGCCGCCGCCTTGCCCGTCAATAGCGGGATAATCTCTGGCTTGCGTTCCGCGCTCCTGTACAGCGCGTCAAGCACTAATTGCTTCACTTGCCTCCGCAACCGGCATAACCTTTTCCACCGCCCTGTTCAGCGCGTCAGCCAACGCTTTGAGCGCGTCATCGTCATCATCCCGCGCGTTCATCTCAAACGCCCGCTCGATATCCTTTTCAGTTCGGCACTCCGGCAAACGCTCCCGGATGCCAATCGCAATTTCTTCCGGCAATACCTTGCATACCCACGGAAAGTCCAGCGACTTGCCCTGCTTCAACTTGCGGAAGGCGATATCCTGCCAATGCTCAAGCTCGCGCAATTGCTCAATCGTCAGCACGGTTGGCAAGCTCTTTTCCTCATCCTCAACTTCCGGCTCTGGCGCGAACACAGGCGCGGGTTCAGGCTCCGGCTCCGGTTCGGGGTCAAGCTGCTCATACTCCACGCCTTCGGGCAGTTCGATGCCCAGCACTTGCGCGGCGATAGATGGCTTCATCCCGGCGGAGATATAAGACGCGTATGCGCTTGCCCGCTGGACTTCCTCTTCATGGCCGTGGTCGCTCGCCTCCGGTCTGAACTCCCAGCGCAAGCCCATCGGCGTGAACAGCTTCGAGTTCAGTTCACCCTCGATAAAGCGCAGCCAGGGCGTGACAGTATCCCTGAACCAGACGGCGTACTCAGTTTGCGCGGTGGCATAGTTCGCAGAGTTAGCCAGGATAAGCGACAGGGGCATCCCGGCCGCCATCGCGATATCCGCCAGCTTCTCGTCGTGAAGTTGGGAGCCGGTCAGGTTGTCAATGCCGTCGCCAATAGTCTTCACATCCATCGTGTCGGCGGATATCACCTTGCCCAGGTATTTGTACCAGCCGTGAACTATCTTGTCCCACACGGACTCAATCTTCTCGCGTTCCTCGCGCGTCTGAACGCCGGAAACTTGCAGCAACGCCGGCTTGATTCCGCCGCGCTGAAAGAAGTTCTGCACGTAATAATCGGCATAGTACAGCACGCCAGCAGCCGCCATCAACGCCTTGAACTCGCTGTTATCAGACGGCAATAATTCGGTGGTATGGTCTAACCGCCACATCCAGAACACGCGCCCGTCTTTCAGGCTGTAATCGCGCTTCTCGCTGCCAAGCTGGCGGGTAAACCCGGTCAGCCCGTTCCACTTATCCACTACCGGCGTGATGCTGGTAGGCACGATATAGCGCAAGCGTGAGCGAGTTCGCGCCCCATCCTCAAGCAAGCCGTAAGCCGAGTTCGTCATGAACAGCGAGAGACGCCAGAGCCGCAGAAGTTCGCGCGGGTTATCCATGAACCCAATTGTGTTCTTCCAGCTCTCGCTGTTATCAACTTCGGTTTCCCCGCGCATAATCGCGAACGGGACATTCGCGCAAGCATCGGCGGTCATATTCGCCACGCGGTACACAGCCGAAACGCGCGAGTAAAGCTGCTCATCGCTCGTATCGTCAGGTTTTCCGGTGATCCAGTTCCACGCGGAGTCCGGGTATTGCGGCAGGTCAATATTCTTTACTGTCGCGCCGTCTGTAAAATAATGCAAAGTCTTCGGCATCCTTTCTCCTAATCGTATGAACTGAAGAACCAGCGGTCAGCGGATAACCCGTTCCACGCGATTGCCAGGCTCATCACGCAGTCATCGTGCATCCCATCCGGAGCGGAGTACGTGAACGAACCCGACGGCGCGCGCTTGCTCTCAAAACTCA